CCACATCCTTGTCCTACCGACCCTTATACCCGTATTGCCGCCGTCAAAAAGCGCATAGGGTATTTACCTCCCCCTGCAAACAAAATTATGAGAGCAGATTTGAAAAAATTTGTTCTTAAGTTTTGTCAGGAGAATTTGATCCCGCTTAGTTCATCTGCTGATGTTTCAGTGCCCGCATGGTTAGCTAAAACTAAATATAGTGAAGCACGAAAAATACAATTACAGCAGATTTATGATGATATGCGTGATCCTTTTGAAATTAAAACAACTAAAAATGGATTCAGATACAAAATAGGTGGTGTTAAATCTTTTATTAAAGATGAATCATACACTGATTATAAGCATGCACGTGTTATTAATTCACGTTCTGATGCTTTTAAAACTGTAGTTGGACCTATTTTTAAATTAATTGAAAAATCTGTATTCGATTTGAAATGGTTTATAAAACATATACCTATGACACAGAGAGTTAAATATATTAAAGATTTAATCTCAAATAAATGTTATAAGAAATTTGTTATTACTGATCATTCTCAATTCGAAGCTGCCTTTGTTCGTGAATTAATGGAAGATTGTGAATTTGTTCTTTATGAATATATGACTCAATACTTACCTAAACATCATGAATTTATGGCCCTTTTAAGGGAAATAATTGGTGGCTTACAATACATTTCACTAGGGGAATTATTTGTTATCATTGAATGTCTTAGGATGTCCGGTGAGATGAATACCTCCCTTGGGAATGGTTTTTCTAATTTAATGTTTATGTTGTTTGTGTGTGATCGACAGGAACCAAAAATTGAATGTGATGGCCCTATAGAAGGTGATGATGGCGCTTTTGGTGTTAGTGCTATTCCACCTGTTCAAGACTTCACTGATTTAGGTTTAACTATAAAAATGACTGTTGTTGAAAGTATTAATGAAGCTTCCTTTTGTGGAATGCTTTTTGATGAAGACGATGAACAAATGATTGCAAATCCTTTTAAATTAGTTTTGCAGTTAGGTTGGACTACTTCTAAATATATAAATTCAAAACCTCGTTTAGTTAAAGAATTATTGAAAGGTAAAATTTTATGTTATCTTTATCAATATCCTGCCTGTCCTATCATCACACCTTTATGTCATGTTTTATTAAAACAACTTGGCGATGTTGATGCCTCCTATAAATTTATGTCATATAGTTCTTGGACATATCTTTCCGCCATGTTTGATAATTTTAATTTCTTCAATTTGCATCCACGGGTTAAAATTCCTGTAATAGGTGACGGTACTCGCCGTTTATTTGAAAAATTGTATGGGATAACTGTCCCGCATCAGTTGTTAATTGAAAAAGAACTTAAAAATTCACTTATTAATGAACCACTTCATTCTGATATTTTTGATATGTATATTCCACAAATATATTTTCATAATTTTGAAAATTATGTTATGAATTGCATCGAAAATACTATTTTTTTAGGGTGTCAGTATGAAATTTTAACTAAACATGTTTATTTGTAATGTTAGTTATAATAAAGAGTTGTAGGTATCGTTAAAAATCTTCAGTCATTAAAAG